GTGCATTTGCTGGTAGTGCTACTGGAATTGGACAACAACTTTTAACAAGAACAACAGGTGCTATTTTAAATCCAAATCTTGAATTATTATTCAAAGGTCCTACATTAAGACCTTTTGATTTTTCATTTTTACTTGCACCTAGAGATCCAGCAGAATCAAGGGAAGTAATTAATATTATTAGATTTTTCAAACAAGGAATGGCACCAATTAGAAGTCAATCCAACTTATTCCTAAAGTCTCCAAATACGTTTAAAATTACATACTTGCATAGAGGAGAAAGTGGGCAAGATCATTTTGCATTAAATAAGATTAAAGAGTGTGCTTTACTTGCACTAAACGTAAACTACACACCAAATTCAAATTATGCAACTTTTACTGATGGATCTATGGTTGCATATCAAGTCACAATGAAATTTCAAGAACTTGAACCTGTATATAATGATGAGTATTCAAGTCAACAGAACACAATAGGTTTCTAAAATGTCAAATTACTTTCGCCAAGTTCCAGACTTTGAATATGTTAATAGACTTCCTGACTCTAAAATATCAGATTATATTACTGTAAAGAACTTATTTAAAAAAGGTTTTCTGAGAGAAGATATTTTTCAAAATCTTGCAGTTTTCAAAAAATATAGCATCACCAATAATGATAGACCAGATAATGTTGCATTTGACTTTTATGGAGATTCAAATTTAGATTGGTTAGTCCTTACATGTAATAATATTATAAATGTTCAATCTGAATGGCCTATGACTCAAATTGATTTGGACGAATTTTTACTGAAAAAATATAATAATGTTGAAAATCTTTATAGTGGAATTCATCATTATGAGACGACAGAAGTTAAAAACAATCAAGGTATTACTATAGTTCCTTCTGGATTAAAAGTAGATTCTGATTATGAAGTTAATTTTTATGATTATGAAATACAAAGTCAGGTCACAAAATATCCAGTAAAGATTGTGACGAATTATGATTATGAAATTGAAATTGAGAATAAAAAAAGAAATATATTTTTACTTAAAGCACAGTATATTAATATTGTTAAAGATGATATGGAAGAAATTATGGCATATAGAAAAGGTTCCACTCAATACAAGAGTGAAACCTTAAAGACTGCTGACAATATTAGATTATATCAATAAGTTATTGAAAGTATTTGTCCATCCTAAGTTTGATGTAATACATTATCAATAACCAGAGAGAGAAGAGAAACCCTTCCCCATAACTCATGGTGTTCCATGCATGAACTGCACTATCCATCACTCTTCAGCAAGTTTCTGGAAGTAGGACAGAGCATCATCTTCATCAGAGTCAACAGACTTGGAAGAACTTAAAGAATTTAGTTGAGCACTGACATCTTCAGGAAGTTCAGACTTTTGTGAGCGAGAAGAAAAATCTGGACTATAAGATCCACGATCATCATCTTCGTTGTTAGTCTCCTCATCGTAACGTGGTGGTGCAGACTTCTGACCTAGAACCATCTTCAAACGTGTCTGTAGTTGTTCATAGGACTTGAACTGATCTGCTGCAACAAGTGCTGAAAGAGAATATTGCTTCTGCCATAATGCTTCTAGTGCATCATCATCGTCTAGGAGTGGTGAAGGGCGATCAAATTCGGATGAATCATAGTTCCAGTATCCTGCAACTTTCTTCAGTTTCAGTTTAAAGTTTGCACCTTGCCAAAAATCAAAAGGATTAATGGCAGTTTCATCTTCAAACTCAGGTTGCATTGCTTCCATGACTTTATCAAAGATCTTCTTACCAAACTTATACAGGAAGACACGACCTTCATTCTGAGGATTTGCTTTGTCCTGAACGACATAGATGTTGGCATAGTAAGAGAGCTTACGCTTCTGCTTACGAGCAGTTTCTTTATCTTCATCACGACCACTATTCCACAGTTCGCGATTAGTTTCACCAACGGGATCATCCTTACCAATAGTAGTCAAGGAGTTCTCAATATACCATCCACCAGGACCTTGGAATGCATGGGAATACAATTTTGCCCATGGTAGATCTTCACCATTAGGGGCAGGTAGAAAACGGATGACTGCATATCCATTACCAGTCTTATCCATTTCAGGTTTCCAGAGACGATCATCACCACTGCCACCAGTATTATTCATCTTCTCAACTTCCTTTACAAGTTTAGAAGTGAGTGAACCAAGAGAGGATTGCTTTTTAAGATTTGCAAAAGACATAAGATTTTTTTAGATTAGTTAGATTTTGTTTTTGTGTACTTCGTTATTCTAAATGTCAGAGTCCATTTTGTCAATGGTTTCTCTCATTTTTCCAATCATTTTGAGCATGTTTTTGAATAAAACGTTCATATCAACATCCCGAGAAAGACCCATAGCAACTGCAGAATCTACAATCTGCTCCTTCATCATTCTTGCCTCAGAATCATCAGAAAGACTCAAACGAGCATAAAGAATTTTTTGCTTTTCAATTAATCGTTCTAACATATTGACATGAAAAAGTTTCTCTTCTTTATTCATATCATTAAATTTAAAAATATTTGTGTAAATATCTTCTTGCAATTCACTGATCTGTGCAATGTCAGAACGAACCATATCAGAATCAAAGAAACTCATTTTTCTCCCATAACAATTTGCCTAAGAATTTTCTTAAACCGAAATACATCAATATTTAGAAATGATGAATATTTGTTTATTCGCATACTGACAGTTTCCCATACTGGATCTTTTAAATTTTTATCCCATTGAAGTGTATATCCTAAAATTTTATTTAAAATTACCATAGTCTCTATGGAAATATTTTCTCTAAGATATTCTTTAAGAACTTGAGGATGTCTAGACCCATCTATTGCAAACATAGTATCAAAGTTATTTCCAGAAAAAGTAGATTCAACTTCTTCTTTGAAGATATATGATAAAGATTGTGTTCTCTTTTTCCAATTAGTATATCTACCATTACCTTCTCTCATCATTTCACCAATCCAAAGTTTTCCTGGATCAGTACATGTAATAAAATTAGCAATAAAAAACTCTTCTACTTCCTTGTCGGATTTATTTCTTGCCAGTTTTTCAAACCAAAATCTATCTTTACGTTTATAAAAAGACTGAACTGTTGCACGACTTTTACCACAGTATTTGTGATAATCATATTTGTTATTTGTAAAATGATTTTTCATAGACAAATAACACTTGTAAGCATCTAATGGCATCATTCCTCAAACTGGTAATTTCGCTCTGGAGCTCCTCTTCAAAAAGTTGAGTTCTATTGCTTCACATTTTATTTTATCCTTTAAAGGTTTTGGAATTAATTTTGGAACTGACTCCAGATCAATACTATTCTTTTCACAGAAAAGAATTATCGCATCAATATAATTCATTCCCTTATGGTGTACAACAAGAGATTCAATTTCTTGTGCAAACTTAGAAGGACAGAAAAATTTTTTTTCTAATTCTTTTTCTAACTCATTCTCCATTCTCTGACCTAGTATTGTGATGTACAAATTCTTTAATATACCTAACTAACAATTTAATATAATCCCCTTTGTTACGTTTGTCAAATACTTTAACCTCACCACCAGGTGTAACCATGATAGTGATAAGTTTTTTGACGGGGATGCCGGTCAACTCATAGTAGGCAGCAGCATAAAAAGTTTCTTGAACGAAATAATTTTCTAACCATTTCTCAGGTTTAATTTTTTCAGAAGTCTTAAAGTCAATGACTGCAAGCTCTCCTTCATATTCAGCGATGCAATCAACCCTACCAGCCAATCCAAGATACTCGGAGTACAAAGTTCTTTCGATGGCATGTATGTTATTTATCTTATCTAGATAAGGTTTAGCATGATGAAACATAAACTGTGTGAGAGGACGAAAGTCATTCCAGTTTATTTCATTGTTTCTCATGTATACTTCAACTGCTTCATGGAAATCAGTACCACGGGTAGTTGCTTTCTTTGTGATTTTGTTTGCTTCTTCAACACCAATTCTCTTTCTCCATTTAACAAAGATTTCTCTATTGTAAAATGAAGTTACAGATGTAATAGAAGGCACCCAGTCTCCATTAGGTAAGTTATAGAGACGGATGCCAGGTGTTTCTTTTTTGTTTAGTTCAAGGTCACCAAGGTAATTACAATGCTCAAAAATCATAAATTCAAATCCATTTTTGCAACTAAGTATTCTTTACACAGACCAGATCTAACAATATCCTCAACACCAAACTCAATGATGTCCATTGATGGCATTGTTCTAAGAATTCGCATGAAGTCGGCAATACCATTCTTCTCTGCAGTTTTAATAAGATCAGACTGAGTGGCATCACCACAGAACATGATCTTACTGTTTTCACCAATCCTTGTAATTATACTATCAAGTTCGTGAAAGTTCAAGTTCTGAAATTCATCAACAATAATAATTGCATTATCAAGAGTTGTGCCACGAATGAATGAAGTAGACCAGAAACTAATTGTTCCTTGAGTTTTTAAGTTGCCATAGAGCATCTCAAAATCTGCTTCCGTGGGCATTTCAAACATATACTTCACCATATTTTTATATGGAATTTGGTATAGTGAAGATTTGTCTTCATGATCTCCAGGTAGAAACCCAATCTCTCTGGTTGCTACAAGGGACCTGACGATATAGATTTTCTCGTAAGGGGTTCTTGTATCAAGAACATCTCTCAAGGCATTGTAGAGGGTAATAAACGTCTTACCTGTTCCAGCTGCACCGTAAGCAACAATGTTTTGATCGTTCTTATAGCATCTAAAAAGTTCTTGTTGGTTTTCCGTCAGTGCTTCGATAGGTTTTATCAAGTCTGAGTTTATTGGTTTCTTTCTTTTCATTTGCTTGTTAGACATTCCAAATGGAACTGGGGACTGAGACTTTCTTTTTGATGACATACTACGTGAAGTTCAAATTGGTTTTACTTGTGATCTTGGTGCTTTTGATACCTTGTGAAGAACATCATTCCATCCTGGATGTGATTTCTTTAGTCTATCATAGATCTCACCAACTTCTCCTACACCAGGCATAGTAGATGGATCACTCCAATCTCTTGTCCAGTCTGGATTATCTTCTAACCATTGAGACCATACATGAACACTCATCTGAACTTGTTTTTGTTCACCAGTTTCTCTATTAACAATTGGGTATGTTGCCAAAATTTTCACCTATGCTATTTTTATTTATTGAACCCATTCCATTGCTTCTGCAACAGCAGGGAATTGTTCACAGAAGATTTCTTTAGCACCTAATGCAAGATCCATATGTTCTTTCTGTGTACCATTTGCAGAACGCAAATCGATATAATGGATCCACGACCTCACAGAACCGGTCATGTAAATTTTGGTGGGACATGCCAAAGGGAGCACAAAGCGAGCACACTCCTTTGCAATCGATGCATCAAGCATCTCTTTGTAGAGTTTCATTCCTGCTTCAAAGTGTTGTTGCATTTTGATCTGGAACTCTTGTCGAACAAACGCATCAATATCATCAATACTATTTTGACGATTCTTGGTGTCTTGCCTACGGAGTTCTGGTAGAGGGATCGTCTCCGCGAGTAGGGAACTATCAGCATATCGTTGTGAAAATTCTTGATATGTAAATGAACGATGACGAAGCACTTGAGCTGCGATTCCTCTGGTAGTATTCAACTCCAGAGTCATATATGCTTGCTCAAAAATACTCCAGTGTTGGTGCTTTACACAATACTTAAGCAATCCAGAGAACTTTTCATTCTCTTGGTTATTTGGGTTTGACACACGGGCACAGTATGCCATGTGCTTCTCTGCATCAGGAGTTGCGCTGATTAGTTTTACGTTGTTCTCGTTCATCAAGTGTCTCGTTAATAATGTCTTTTAGTTCTTGTCTTTCTAAATCAGTAAAGACATTTCGTTTTGGTATTACCAATGGTGGATAGAATTTCTTTGATGATGTTTTACCACCACTAGAAATACTCATCCCCTGTGTATCTATCTTATCCATCGTCATCCTCAAAAACTTCGTCGTAATCTAAAATATAATTGGTGCTAGGATCATCAAAATTTTCTTGCTTGGTTGTGTATACATCTATGTCAGAGCATACCTCAGACTCAAGAGCTTCAACCAGAAGTTTTAGATTTCTTACTATCAATTTTAGTTTATCTCTTTCCATAAAAAAATGGGAGGTTTCCCTCCCATCTTAACACTATTCAACCGATTTGACAATCACTTAGTGTAAATGCGTCCACGATAGCAGAAAGTCCCGTGAGACTCTTTGCTTTCTACACAACGGGTAGAATACTCAACACCACGATATGAGGTGTGAGAAATCTGTGCGTCGTGAACTGCAGATGCTTTGTTGATCTGCTTGCGAATCATGTTTAGTGTATTCATTTTGAACTCCTATAGTAGTTGGATTT